GCCTCCTATTAGAATTTGGTATTAGAAAAGGGGCCCGAAGGCCCCTCATGTTTAGAATGGTGAATTCTGGGCTGACTCGTTATATATATCTCGAATCATTCCCTCGAACTTACCACGGTGGTTCTGTAGCATAGCTTCGACATTATCCGCGTCTCCGCCTGTTACATTGAAGTTAAGGGTAGGACTGTTAGTAACAGATGCGTTACCACTATTCTGATTAGCTAAGAATGAGGACATGTCCTTATTCAAACGCTTATCAACTACTCGCTCACCTTGTTCCAGTAAGTAGGTCCCAGTGTTAGGCACGTTATCGATACCATCGTGGAACTGTCCTTTAACTTTGTTTAACTGTATAGCACCAGCGGCGGCTGTCTTTACNCCGGCTAAAATATTAGCTGGGAAAGGTAGCTTAAGTGCTTCCGCTATACCTGTAGCTGTAGACATGATGATCTGCTTAATGGCTGAAGCCTTCTGGAGCATCTGTAGCTTCTTAGACCCTTTAGCGCCAGCGTCAATAACATCTTCCCAGCTACCAGTAGCTAGGTCTGTAGTCATTTGAGCGAAGTCCGCCTTCATGTTAAACAGTTTCTTCATGGCATCCATTTCGATCTGAGATTTAGCCTCAAGATCAGCACGTAGCTGTTCCTGTTCTGTAAGTGCTTTATCTTCTGGAGACGCTATATCTTCAATACCAGCACCGCCATCCTCTTCCTTAGGTGTGAATACTTCAGGAGTGAATATGGATTGAGTGAAGCTATTGTTTCTATTTTGTATCTCAAGTAGCTTAGCCTCTAGGTCCTTAACTTTCTTAGTGGCCTGAGTGGTATCTATTTGAAACGCAATAGGTGTAGCATCATCTAGGAAAGGTATCTTGTTATATATCTCTAACAAGTTGTTAACCTTCTTAAGGGCCTCGGTCAGGAGGTCGTTAAATATCCCAATGAATCCGAGCTTGAAATTAGCAAACCCTAGCTCCATGTTAGTGTAGACCTCTAAGACACCATCACGAATATCGAGGAATGCCATAGTGAACATTCGGCCTAGGTTGCTGAGAGTGTTCTTAGTCTCACCAATCCAGTTTCGGAAGGCCACCTTGATCTCATCGATGTTCTGTATGGCCTTATAGATCCCTACGCCTATTAATGCTATTCCGCCAACTATCCATGTAATCGGGTTAGCCAACATAGCGACGGCTAGTCCGAACATAGCAGTAGTTAATGCGGCTATACCGACTAAGACTATAGCGCCAGTCATGACACCAAGGCCTACAGCGATCTCGTCAGCGTATTTAGCCATAGAAGTTAGCAGGCTCAGCGGCCTTCATGAACTTAGTGGCTGACTGAGTGATTCCCCTAAACAGATCGTTAATACCATTCTCAGCGACTACCATCTGTAACTCTTCTAACTGCGAGTTAAATAATAGTAGATCACCGTTTAGGCTATCCATCTGTGTAGCGGCCATCTTCTCAGCGGCTCTACGTGCGTTATCTAGTTTCTTCTTAAGTGCATCAGCACCCATAAGACCTTCATTCATAAACTGCATCATCGCAGAACCAGCACGACGACCGAATATAGCGATCATGTCTTGCTCATCACCGCCAGCGGCTTTAAGGTCTTTAAGTATTTCAGTAAGGCCACGTACATTGCCCTCAGCGTCCTTAGTGTGTACACCTAACCGGCGTAGTACTTTAGCTTGCTGAGTCATAGCGCCCGTAGAGTCTGCTATAGCTTTCTCTGTGAGGCCACCTGTAGTAGCTAGAGCCGCGAACGACCCACGTAATGCTGTACCAGCTATAGAGCCTTTGATACCAGCGTTAGCCATCATACCGATTATAGTAGCTGTCTCTTCAATCTCCATTCCCATAGCACGTGCTGAGGGAGCGGCATAGGACATAGCTGTAGCTAAGTCGGTTAAGTTGGTGTTACTTTTAGCGGTTGTTACTGCTAGTACGTCAGCGGCCCGACCAAGTTGATCACTGGTCATACCTAAGCCTTTCATGATGTTAGTCATGAAGTCAGCGGTATTCTGTACGCTTGTTTTTGTTGCCGCCGCTAAGTCCAGTGTAGGACGTAGAGCGTCGTTTATCTCTCTTACATTCAAACCAGCTTGCGCTAGGAATGTTCCAGCTTCCGCTGTTTGTGTTGCTGTGAATCTAGTAGCTTTAGCCGCGTTACGCATAGAGGTAGCTAGCTGATCTAATTGATTAGCTGTAGCCCCAGTCTTTGCGGATACGTCTTGTAGTGCTTCGGAAAAGTTACCATAGGTCTTTGCAGATGCTATGAATACAGATCCAGCCGCCGTCCCGACAGCTACGAAAGCGGCAGTAGCGGCCTTCGCAGACTTCATCATACTTCCGAATGATTTGTCGGCAGACTTAGATGCTTTATCTAGGTCCTTACGGAATTTAGCACTGTTAGCCACCAGATCGACAGAAAGCCGACTGATAGTAGCCATGTTATTTTCCCTTCTTAATTATTTTAATAGACGTGTAGTTCGACGTGCTTGAGTTTTAGCTGATTTCTCTATGCCCTTTCTGAGGTGCATACGGAACCTTAAGATAGTAGAGCGTTCTCTACCTTGTATAGCTGGGCGCATGAACGGCTGAGCCTTAGTTCTTGCGTTACCATATTCTATATTTAGTGCTTGGTGACCAGTCATACCTTGCTTACGACTAGCACGACCTGCTGACACTGAGGCGATCATAGAGGCTTTACGGCCTGACTTACGTAACCTACGTACATCGGTAGTAGCTGATACCCGTATAGTGCTGTAGAGTCCTCCAGTATCCCTAGGGACGTTGTTTCGGACACTAGTAGCCACTGGTTCCATTGCGGATTTACCAGCGGCCTTTAGTACTTTCTTCTGGAGATCAAAGTCTAACGCTCTAAGTGCTTCGTGCAGTTCTTTAAGGCCTGAGACCTTAACCTTCATGAAGTCTTTCTTAGCCATTTGTTTTCTCCGCTAATGATTTGAATAAAGCCATTTGCTGACTTTGTTGTTTCTTGCGGTCCATAAAGGACATAGACTTCGGTTGTTGATATATAGCTATGAAGTCGGTAGGTTGTAGGACCTTTTTACTTCCAGCACAGTTGGCTGTAGTTGCGGCGATGAGACCGGCCCTGTAATCCTCTCTAGCAGGCCCGAACGGCTCAATAGAGTAATAGGCCATCCACTCGGATAGCTCCTGAGAGGATAGGTTATTTTCTAACTGCCGAACGGTCATGCCGAGGTGACCAGCTAAGCGAAACTTAAATCGCCTAGCTGGGTCTCGTTTTAGTTTCCCTCAAGTTCGCTCACGTCTTCGTCAGACATTCCTGACATTGATCTAGCTATGTCGAACAATCGGTTAACAACCTGAGCATTTTTCTTGCCCAGTTCGATAGCGTCGCTATCTTTAAAGAGTCGCTCACCCTTGTCGTCACATACAGATAGGACGACTAGACGTGCCCGTAGGTTGTCTAGGTTAGCAGAAGCACCAATAGATGCCTCAAAGAGGTCACGCTCACGCGCAGTTAAGCCACGAACACAGACTTCACCGCCCCACTCAGGGACAGCTACTTCTTTAACGTCTAGGTCTACAGCTTTAAAAATTGATTTACGATCTAACATGATAAGTCTCCAAAATAGTTAAAAATCAAATAAGGGCCCACTCCGGAGAGTGGACCTATATTATAAAGTTACTGTATTAATTAAACAGTAGCAAGATCAAAAGCTACAGCGCCATCAATAGCGATTTCTACGTTAGCAGTAACTACGTCTTCTACTGGAGTATCGATAGAGTAAGAAGCGATATATCCAGTGAACTGAGCGATAGCGTTTTCTGAACCAGAGATCCACTTAACAGCGAAGGTCTGAGCAGATCCGTCATCGTACTTAGTTTTAAGAGCAGTGTGACTAGTGTCGCCAGCTACCCAGTTAATAGTTAAAGATAGAGTTCCAGAATCCTTCTGACCTACGAGCTTCTGCTTGTAAGCAGATCCGTAGCTATTGTACTCAATGATATTAGCAGAAAGTTCTAATGTACCTACTGAAGATACCTCAGCAACCTTAGTGCTAGCGTCGATAGTTCCATCGATAGCAGAAGTCATGTGTAGTTCTGTAGCTAAGCCGTGGAAAGGAGATGCGATTGCCATAATATTTATTCCTTAGTTTGTGTATATATTTAAGATGATTATATTCCGATAGAGTTTTTGCTCTTCTTCATACGTATTAATAGCTGACTCAACATGTGCACCAGTTACAGATGAGGTGCCCATAGTTCCGGTCATGCCGTTAAGCTGGGTGTTTATATGCTCTGAGAGTTGTCTCATAGAGACGTAGCTAGGGCTATAAACAGATAGGGTTACGTTGTATCGTATAACAGACTCAAGACTTCCTAGCTGAGCTAGAGGGAACCCAGCACCGATATCATAAACGATGGCCGTGGTAGTTGTGTCTTGAGGAAGTCTGAGAGCGTATACGTCAGTTCCTACCATGTTACTTATGTTACTGTTAGACAGTAGGTGAGTTCTTAAATCAATATCAATCATGATCTCTCCTCACATATCATCTGGATCTCACGATCCCGTAACATAATGTTAGCGGTAGCATTAATCTCCAGCGTTATACCCTTGACGACGATGTACGCATTCCTCGGCATTGTTGCAAGCTCGGAATAGTATCTGAATCTTAAGTCGTACTCGGTTTTGGACACTACAGTGTCGGACTCTTCGTACTCTCTTCTAGGCACGGTCGTGATACTACAGGCATATGTTCCTAGCTCTGTGTAGCTTTGATCGACCTCGCCCCAGTCGTTAGTACTTGTAGACGGACTGTAGAATGTTGCTTTATTTCTAAGTTTACCTGCTCGCATGGGATTACCTCAGTTTAAATGGGTGAAGTAGATCCTTAGCCGCTATTACAGGCTTAAGCGATTTGATGTTGGTCCCTACTATCTCGTTCTCTCTATGTTCCCAGAGACTAGCCGCTATAAGTAGGATAGCTGATCTAACTGGTGCTGGTACGTCCGCTGGTAGTGTACCAACTTCATAAGTAACAGACACGACATCAGGCTCACCAGTAGCTACGTCAGTAGGCCACTGCGACCCCATTGCAGGGTAGATGTGAGACTTAGAGTGCTTATCAATTTGTCTATGAGAAGACACGGCTTGAGAAGCGAATGTTGAATCATAATAGGTGACAGATGCTACAGAATTAGCAGTCCCACCAATTAAGGTAAGCGGTTGTTTATTTCCCATAGACATAGCAGGGAAGCTATCGTAGCTGTGGGTTACATTCCGCATGATAAAGAATCGACCGGTATACTGCTCAGCGAATGCTGTAGCAGACGCTATAAACCG